ATGATGATAAGGGTGTTCTTGAAGTTGATTTTGCGACCAAGTGAATCGGTTGCGTGACCATCGTCAAGAATCTGAAGGAGAATGGAGAAAATGTCCTTGTGGGCTTTCTCGACCTCATCGAATAGGATAACCGCATATGGTTTGTTTTTCACCTGTTCGGTGAGTTGTCCACCTTCTTCGTAACCGACATATCCCGGAGGTGCTCCCACCAAACGAGACAGTGTATGTTTCTCTTGATATTCACTCATGTCGACTCGAATGAGTGCATCCTCTGACCCGAACATCTCCTTAGCAATCTGTTTTGCCAAGTGGGTCTTACCAACACCTGTTGAACCCAAGAAGATAAATGAACCAATAGGACGGTTGGGGTCTTTGATTCCGATACGGTTACGACGGATTGATTTGACAATCTTGGACACCGCTTCGTCTTGACCAATTACCTTTTCCATAAGGGTTTTGTCCATATTAATAAGAGCGTTAATGTCGTCAACTGACATTTTACTCACAGGGATTTTGGTCATGTTGGAAACAACATCGTAGACTTGTTCCACGGAGATGGGGATACGAGTTGTTGAGGATTCTTCCGCATACTTTCTCTTTTCCTCTTCGAGTTTGGCAAGGATTTTACGCTCCTTGTCCCTTAGTGCTGCAGCCTCTTCGTAGTTCTGTTTCTTTACAACATCCATCTTTTGTTGTTTGATTTCCGAAGCCTTGAGCTTTAGTTCCTCTATTACTTCAGGAATCTTTTGTTCGGTTTGACTACGAGCACCAACTTCATCCAAGATGTCAAAGGCTTTGTCGGGGAACTCACGGTCGGTGATATATCGGTCTGCGAGCTTCACACAAAGTTCGATTACTTCTTGAGAGTACGCCACTTTGTGGAACGATTCGTATCGGTCTTTGATGTGAGTGAGAATTTGGATGGTTTCCTCAACTGATGATGGGTCTACAATTACCTTTTGGAATCTACGCTCCAAAGCTCCGTCTTTTTCAAATGACTTACGATACTCATCTAAGGTAGTTGCACCGATACATTGAATTTCTCCACGAGCAAGTGCGGGTTTAAAGATGTTTGAACCATCCAAACTACCTGTTGAGTTACCTGAACCAATCAATGTGTGTATCTCATCGATAAAGACAATGATGTTGGGATTGTTGGAGAGTTCCTCAAGGATAACCTTTAGACGCTCCTCAAACTGACCACGATACTTTGTCCCTGCCACCACAGCGGTGAGGTCTAAATTGACAATACGCTTGTCAAGAAGATTTTTGGGACATTCCCCATTGATAATAAGAGACGCCAATCCCTCAATCAAAGCGGTTTTACCTGAGCCTGGCTCCCCCAAGATAATAGGGTTGTTCTTCTTTCTACGGGAAAGGATTTGAGCAATTCGAATAATCTCTTTCTCCCGACCTATTACTGGGTCAAGTTTTCCTTGTTCTGCCAATTTGTTCAAGTCACGAGAAAAGTTATCCAATACGGGAGTACCCGATTCGGAGGTAGGTTTCTTCCTTGAGAGTGTCTTATCGTCGTCGCCTAATGTGTCGTTCATAATTAATAGAATTGATTTGTACAAAGGTTAATCAAAAAAAGGACAATTCCAAACCCCTGTCACAATTTTGTTAATAATTGACAAGGTGTCAGAAAAATATTTCTGAATAGAACTAATTCGGACACTATGTCAGTTATTTTGATTTGGTACGGGGATTGACTTATCAGGGTCAAATAAAAAATTAAAAAATACAAAAAATGTTTAGAAGAAAATTATTTAATGAATTTGACAACCTTTTTAACTCACTGTTAAACCAAGACCCATTTATCTTTAAAGGTAAAACACAAAAAGAGAATGGTAAGGATGAGAATGGTGATTGGTCGAAGGAAACCTTTACCTCTGAAGATGGTATGATTCAATTTACCACAATTTTTAGGTCAACCTACGCAAACACTCCACAACCCGCAGAACCCAATACCTTGGTGCGTCTTAGAAAAGAACTCCAAAATGCGGTGGACCTTCAAGAGTTTGAAAAGGCGGTCGAGCTTCGTGACAAGATTAAAAACTTAGAAGACAATAAAGTTAAACTTGAGGACCTTAACTCCCAACTAACAAAAGCAGTTGACCAACAAGACTATGAAAAAGCAATCGAACTAAGAGACGAGATAAAGAAACTTTCCTAATAATCAAAGACCCTGTTTTTGACCCTCAGCGTTAGTTGGGGGTTTTTTGTATTTATATGTTATGAAACTACAAGAACAAATATTGAGAATCCGAGAGGTGATGGGTGTAATATCTGAAGGTATGTACTCTAATAATGATATTAATATTGGTGATACATATGAAGAATCTGACATATACACCTACGTTCAAAAATTACACAATAAAAGAGAAGAAGATTTTTGGGAAGGTAATTTGGGAGAACGAATTGAGAAATATCCCTTTTATATTGTAAAGGAAATACCAATTGAACAAATAGAAATGGATGAGTTCGAAATTGATGAAGATGATGTGGAGGAGTATGTTGAGTTGTTTAAAAAATTAAATTCATATCCACCCATAGTTTTAACTAAAAAACAATATGGTTATTATTACATAATTGATGGAGCACATAGAGCAAATGCTTTAAGAGAATTGGGGTTAAAATCCATAATAAGTTTTGTTGGTAAAAATAAAAAGTAAAATGAACCTACAAGAACAAATATTGAGAATACAAGAGGTGATGGGAATAAAACCCACTAAAAAGGTTTATGATTATGAAAAAGGTAGAAATACCGTTCCTGAAAGACTACCATTCGATGTTGATAAGTTGGTTGACCTTGGAGTTGTTTTTGTTACACCGGCAATTGATGGTGACCCGAAATCAAAAACATATAACGAATGGTTAGACGAACCTTATTCACACCTAATTACTTTGATGAATATAAATAAATCGAATGAGGATTCTTGGGTACATAAAGCCATTACTAAAAAAGCATCAACCCAAAATTGGAAAGATAATTTTGTTGATAAATTATATGATGGGAAGTACAACCAAATACTATGGAGTTTGGAAAAACTTGGTATAGACCCTATGAGTGTGTTGATTGATGACGAATCCGAAGAAGTAAAAGAGGGACTACACGACACATCTTGGCAAAATGAAAAAGGTGATAAGATTACTCTTATTGATTTATTAAATGCCACAGAAGAAATCCCCGTTCAGAAAATATCTGTTGAGGAATTAAAACCTTATTTATTATCTTGGGATGATAACCCCGAGGAAATTAAAAAAATTGAGAAAGCCGATTTACAATACCCCATTTTGATTTTTGTTACATCTAACGGAGAATTTATATCAATTATTGATGGACACCATAGAGCTCAAAAAGCTGCAAGAAAAGGGTTGGAAACAATCAAAGCGAAGGTTATTAATATTGATACCTTACCAAAAAAAATCAGAAAAGTATTTTCCCATCTTGGTAATCAACAAGAAATGAGTGAAGCTGAAATAACAGAAAGATGCTGGAAAGGCTACACACAGAAAGGAATGAAGACAATGTTTGGAAAACGTTACCCTAACTGTGTTAAGAAGACAAAGTAATGAACCTAAAAAAAACCATACGAAGAATATTAAAAGAGGAAACTAGATTAATTCCATTAATTTTACGTAGGGTTGAAATTAATAAACTAGATGAAGAATTTAATGAGTCATTGGAGCACACTTCTGATATGTTTTTTAGAGACCCCGAGATGACATTAGATATGTTTACACACATTGTAATATCAATGACGATTGATGGAATTCATTATGACATACATAGTACAACGTATGAAGATTCACAATGGTATGATGATGTATTTAATAGTTTAAAAGATTATTATGAGAAACAAATAAAACATAGATATAATCTATTGAGTGAAGTGTAATATGAGCCAAAAAGAAACTATACGAAGAATATTAAGGGAGGAAATTAAAATTCCTTTAAGTATTAGAAGACGTGTGGACTTTGATGTAATAGACAAAGAATTCAACAGAGTATTGGATATGGTATCCGAAACATTAGTTCAAAAGAAATCAAAACTAATTTCGATGACGGCTGAAAAATTTGGTATATTGGAAACAATCAAAGCGAAGGTTATTAATATTGATACCTTACCAAAAAAAAATTAGAAAAGTATTTTCCCATCTTGGTAATCAACAAGAAATGAGTGAAGCTGAAATAACAGAAAGATGCTGGAAAGGCTACACACAGAAAGGAATGAAAACTATGTTTGGTAAACGATACCCTAACTGCGTAAAAAAAACAAAATAACATGGGAATAAAAAGAGAAGAAATCAAAGGAACCGTCATTCTCAATGAGATTGAATCAGCGACAATTGTTCGCAGCCAATACGACACCGAAAGCAAAGACATGATTGTCGAGTTTAAAAACGGCACAAAATATCAATATAATGAAGTGCCTCATGCCACCTACACGAAATTCAGAATGGCAGAATCTCAAGGAAAATACTTTTCAACGGAAATAGCAAAAAAATTCAAATACAATAAACTCTGATTTTTATGTATTTATAAAGGATGGCCCAGATATCCACAATCCTTAAGAGTTTCAAAGTAAGAGATACCCTCAACCAAAAGGTGTGGGAAAACCCTAACGATGGTGAGAAAGCAACCCTCAAACCAAAAGTCAAAGATGCTCTTCTTAAAATTGCAAAAGATTTTGAGGATACCCTAGGGGAAGATGTTAAAGTAGATGATATTGTTCTAACAGGAAGTCTATCCAATTACAACTGGTCAGAGTTTTCTGATTTTGACCTGCATCTTATTATCGATTTCAAACAATACGGAAAACAAGCCCAACTCTACAAAGATTTGTTTGGTCTAAAAAAACAGCTTTATAACGACAAGCACGATATCACCATCTACGACTATCCTGTTGAACTCTACCCACAAGATGCTGAAGAAGCACATTTTGCTTCAGGGGTGTATTCTATCCAAGACAACAAATGGGTGAGCAAACCATCAAAAGAAAAACCCCAACTCGAGAGTTTGGTACTAACCAAAAAAATTGACTCCTGGGTAGATAAAATTGAAAGCCTTATTACCAGCATTAAAAAGGGGGGACTCAAAGCCAACGAAGAAAATATTCAGAAACTAAAAGAAAAATTGAAAGACTATCGCAAGTCAGGACTAGAAAAAGAGGGAGAATATTCCTACGAAAATTTGGTTTTTAAATACTTGCGTAGGTCCGGACTTTTGGAAAAACTTTACGATACTGTCAACCGTCAAACCGATAAAGAGCTTTCTGTTGAAGTAAAAATGTTGGATTAAACTATTGTTTGATATTTATTTATTAAGTTTATTATAAAACGAGCAATATTTATAGAAAAAAAAGTCCATGGCGTTAAACTATTTTATCGGATTCTCTTGTAGTACTGGGCAACAAAGATTTTTTGCCACAGAGAATAAAATTCAATCGGGTGCGATATATGAATTATTAATCGGGGTAACCAACATTGGTTGTTACACATTGACCTCGTATGAAGAAACCCCTTTAGCACAAGTTGTTACAGTATTTAACGGTCCATGGCAATCTTGTGCCGAGTGTCAAGCAGATATCACACCAACTCCAACAGAGTCCCCCACCTCAACACCAACACAAACACCCACAAATACACCAACAAATACGGTCACTCCAACTCCGAGTATAACCGCTAGTAATACACCAACTCCAAGTATTACAGCGTCACCAACTCCAACGCAAACGAATACCAGCACACCAACCAACACACCAACCAACACTCAAACGCAAACACCAACTAGAACGTCTACTAGCACCCCCACCCCAACTCAAACTCAAACCCCAACAAATACTGCTACTCAAACTAGCACACCTACAAATACAGCAACTAGAACTCCAACACCAACAACAACACTTACCAATACACCAACACCAAGTATCACCGCTAGTCCTACAGCAACTGCAACAGCAACACCAACTCCAACGCCAACTGCTTTCGGAGTATTTGAAGTAAACGTACAATATGAAGCCGAAGCTTGCATAACATGTAGTGGAGTAACATATACGGACGCATATCCTCACCCAGTTGATTGGGTACCTGTCGGACCCGACGGAAATAAACAAGGAACTGTAATCGATTTGAGTGCGGTACAACTAGGTGGTATGCACGGCCTTAACAATTAAAATTTTAATAATAAAAAACCATGGCAAAATTAAAACCAATCGGCAGCGAAAAACTTGAAGGTGTCGACAAATTAAAAAGAATTATGGAGATTGCCACCTACAAAACGCCTTCAACAAGCGTTAATGAAGGTGCATCGGAATATTCCATCAACTTAGCTGATGGAATGGATTACCACATTGTAAAAGAGAAGCAAGGATACATCATCAAGAAAGGTATCAACGAATCTTCGCTAGATTACATGGAGCCAATGAAAAATAGAAAATACTTTTCTTCATATGCTCAAGCATTAAGAAAACTTAATTTGGTTATCAAGGAAAGTAATGAACTTAATGGTCAAAATGAGGAAGTAAAATTATTTGGGGAACAAAAGAAATTTGTTTTAAGAACTCCAACCCCACCTGCACCAGTTGCAGAAATTCCACCAGTTCCAGCTGAACCAGCTCCATTACCTGAACCAGAATTACCTTCTGCTGAGGGTGGTGCCGAAGATGAAATGGATATGAATTTAGATATGGATGTTGATATGGATGCGGATACCTCTATGGAAGAACCTGCTGATATGGGACAAGATATGGAAGAAAAAGTTTCTTTTAAATTAATTCAAAAATTGACAGGTAAACTCACTCAAAAAGTGCGAGCCCTGGAAACACAGGAAGGGATGACCTCCGAAGATATCAAATATGTAGTTAATATGGTTCTCTCAGCGGTTGACTTGACCAAACTGGAACCAGAAGACATGGAGGATATTATGGCTAAGTTTGAAGATGTTGAAGCTGACGCTGAGATGGATTCTGATTTTGGCATGGATGAACCCGACACTGAAATGGATTTAGACTTTGATGCTGAAATCTCACCAGAGGAACCTATGGAAGGTATGGGTTCTGAAGATTACAATTTCAACATGTCTATGAATGAAAGCAAAATAGATAAAGTTCTAAGCAAGTATTTCGAGGTAAGCTCCTCAGAGGTTGAGCATGCAAAAAAATTGTTTGAAGAAAGAAAAAGTTCGTCTAAATCCAAACTAGGTTTTATGATTGATAAAATTGAAAATTTGTCTGAAACAATTGAACAAGAATTGGCTGGTAAAAAATTTTTAGAGGAAAACAAAAATTTTGATTTTGTTGGGAGAACCAACAAGAAGAATTTGGTTTTTGAAAGTAAAAATAAACAAGTAAAAATTTCTGCTGAAGGAATTGTTCTATGAAATATCTAACTTATATTAACGGACTAGGTCCTGACTATAAGGGAGATAATCTCTATGAATTTATTTTTTCTGATAATCTGGAAGTATATGGTGATTCTTGGGATTCGTCTCCGGCTAATGGATATCCTTCCCCTCCAGAACTAGAGCATATCAGTAAAGTTGGGGTATTAAGAAAATCAAATATTAAACTCGAATTAATACAAAATTCCGATTACTTTAGCTTGTCCGATGCCATGGACGGAGTTATCGCTTTAGGTTGGGAAGTTGGTGAATATGACGAGGATAATAGATTAGTTTTTCGTTTTGGACAAGAAGAAGATTCGGTTAAAGATAAATTATACGAGAAAGATTTAATTCTCGAATTTGAAAAAAATGTGGTTTATGAAAACTAAAGATAAAATTATTCAACTAGTTGAAATGGGCTTATCACCCGAAACTATTTTTAAATTAAATGAAAATCAAATTAATGTTTTGTTCAGAAAAATTTCTTTAACTGAACAAGGTTCTGTAATGATTTCTGCTGACAAAGCGGCTGGAGACCCGCAGAAACTTAAAGATTTAACTTCGAGAGGTATTGATGTTAAAATTGAGGGTGAGGTAGCTGAAGACAACGTAGATTACATGGGTAGTTCTCAAGGTGGTGCAACTACTCAAGCACCTCACCAAGTACAAGCTCCAGACGGTATGGACGATTTGGGTGACACCGAAATTGACAAAAAAGGAGACATGTCTGAAGCTGAAAATGAGGAAAACAACCCTTATGCAATATGTCACGCACAACTCGGACCTAAAAAAACCCCTAAATTTGAAAGATGTGTTAGGGCAGTTAAGAAAAGTTTAAAGGAGGGTAAATCTCCGATGGATTTTTTTGTTGAAGAAAAAATTGTATCTTTGGTGGAAAATTATTTACAACCAAAAATGACAAAAGCAGAATTTCTTGAAACTATTGCTGAACAAGGTGTAGTTCGTCGTTCGATATACAAACCTAAATCAAAAAAGGGTCAGTCAACCAAAATGAGTAAACCTACTGGTAATATAAGTATGTTAAAGTCCATGAGTGAGGCTGATACTGAAACAGCGCCGGTCAAACCTACAACAAAACCAGATACCAAACCTACTACAAGACCTTCTCATCCAGGAAGAAAACCTTTTGAAGGACCCAACCCAGCTCCTAAAGCATCAAAAAAAGAAATTGAAAGGGCTAAAAATGACGTTTTAAAATTAATTCGAAGTATTCTTGATGATGGCAAAAAATAAGAAAATTAGTGAGGATATTGATTATGGGGATTATCCAGAACGGATGCACCCAAGTTTTGAGCGTAAGTTAAAGGGCCCAGAGAACCCTTTTGCTAAAAATCCTGCTTTTGAGGAGGGTTCTGAACAAGTTCAAAAACTTGCAACTAGACGTTTTAAAGAAGTTGTTGATAAGGTTAGAGAGGTTACGGGTAATCAAACAATTAATAGCCCCATGCTTGCTAGAACGCTGGTTTCTGAGATGATGGGATTAGTACCTCAAATTGTCGATATCGAATCACGTCACAAAGATGAATTAGAAAATCTTGCAATCGAATCGTCATTGGACGAGGCTCAAGTTCCTAAAGATTGGTTTTTAGTCGAAGCTTATTTGAATCGTCAGCCTATTGATACTAGTAATTTTAGATTGGCAGCTGAAGAGCTTGATGATGAGAACGAGGAAGAAATTAAAAAATTAATGCTTGATTCTGGATTTGACATTGAAGACCTTACTTCTAAAGAAATTATAGAACTTGAAACCCACAAACGTAATATAATCAATGCAATTATACAAGGTACTGCAAAAAAAGGTCATTTTTTCTTTCAAAAACCTGAGATAAAAGCCAAGCTTGATGCCATAGACCCTAGATTGTATAGAATGTATGCTACGCTTATGTCTATAAATGATTTTATTTATTTCACTATGGAGGATTTAATTGACCAGATGAGTTCTACTGGCCGAGGTGTTGCCGCCATGGTGGAATTGGCCGACGCCGACGGTGAAGATGGTGGAGAAGAAGGTGGTGGTGAGGAATCTGCAGACACTGTAATCAAAGCTTATGGTTTAATTTTCCCTATGTTGTGCCACGAAATTCTTAAAGGCATTGAAGAAGCCAAAGGTAGATATGGTTTACCTGAAGACCCGGAAACTAGAGCAAAAGTTATGGGTCAGACAGATACATTACCAATGGAAGCATGGTCACTTAGAATTGGTCCTCAAGTAGTTGAAAAAATTCGTTTTGCTTTACCTGATGAAATATTTGATGAAGAAAATAAGGGGCTTATTAACTGGTTTCAAATGGAACTTTATAAACTTCCTGCCGAGGAATTCCTTAAAATCATTGGGAATGCGATTTCCGATGATACGAACAAAAATTCGAAAGCAACTAATAAGTTTAAAGAACTTATTAAAATTGCCAAAAAAAATAAGGAAGAGTATGAAAGTTTTGACTCCAGTGAAGACATGGAAGATGATGGATTGGATTTCTTGGCAGGTTTGGGGATTTCCCGTCCTGACTAAGAATTTATGACAAAAGAACAAGTAATCATTGAGTATAAGAAGTGTATGAAAAGCACTCCTTATGCTCTTAAAGCTTATCTTCAAACTTACGACAATACCGTTTCAAGGTATGTGCCTTTGGAGCTTTTCCAAGACCAAGTTCAATTGGTTGAGGATTATGAAAATTTCAATGAAAATATTGCTTTGAAGTATCGTCAAGCAGGTGTTTCTACTGTAACAGCTGCTTGGGCGAGTAAAAGATTAGCTTTTGCGAGAAAAGAAAAACCCGAAAAAGTTTTGATTATTGCAAATAAACTTGACACTTCAGTTGAATTTGCTAACAAAATACGGGGTTTTACAGAACAATGGCCCCCTTGGGTAGGCATAAGTTTTGCACCGGAAAAAAATTCTGCTAGACATTTTAAACTTTCAAATGGTTGTGAAGTAAAAGCTGTAGCAACTTCAAAAGACGCCCTTAGAGGATACACGCCAACAACACTTATTTTTGACGAAGCAGCCTTTATCGAAGCTGATAGTGACTTCTGGGCAGCATGTATGGCTTCGCTATCAACTGGGGGTAAAGTTATTGTGATTTCTACACCTAATGGTTTTGACCCCATTTATTATGAAATTTATGACCAAGCATTACGTAATATGAATGATTTCAAGATTACGGAAATGTATTGGTACAGAGACCCTAGATACACAAAAGATTTATACATGGTCAAAACTAACGACCTTGTACATTATTTGCTCAACAAAGAAGAATACCCGAAGGATGTTATTCTAGATTTATCTGCTGAAAACAGAAGAGAAAGGCAACTTTCAATCTTACATCAATACATCAATGATGGTTACAAACCATGCTCATCCTGGTTCGAGAGCATGGTTAAAAAATTGAAATACGACCGAAGGAAGGTAGCACAGGAATTAGAATGTAATTTTCTGGGTTCTGGAGACAATGTGTTTGACGCTCAAATGTTGCAGACAATTGTTAAGAACGATGTTAGAGAACCCGAAGCCAAATTAGTTGGGGGCCAACTCTGGATTTGGAAAGAGCCAGAAAATGAACATAAATATGTAATGGGAATTGACGTTTCCAGAGGTGATTCGGAAGATTTTTCTTGTATTGAAATTATTGATTTCGATTCTCGCGAACAAGTATTAGAGTTTGTTGGTAAACTACCTCCAGACACTCTCGCAGAAATTGCTTATAAATGGGGAATAATGTATAGTGCCTTGTGTGTTATTGATTTGACTGGTGGCATGGGGGTTGCTACAGCTAGGAAATTACAAGAGCTAGGGTACGAAAATTTTTATTACGATGGTGTTGATATGAATAATAAATGGAAGTATGACCCAAAAATTAAAGAAAAAATTCCCGGGATAAATTTTAATAATAAAAGAGTTCAAATTATCGCTTCATTTGAAGAAGCTATCAGACATGAATTTAAAATAAAGTCTAATAGATTGATTAACGAAATGGGAACTTTTATTTACATGAATGGTAGACCTGACCACCAAAGAGGTCATCACGATGACTGTATCATGGCGATTTCCATGGCTTTATATGTTGCAGAAGCTGCTTTCCCTTCATTAGTTAAGGTAGTCAACCATACTAAAGCGATGTTAAATTCATGGAACACAGTAATAACTGAGAACAAAGATAAATCCGAATATTTTAATCCGGCTTTACCTCAATTTTCTCAGCAAGGTATGCCCAACCAAAAAAATTACTCAGCGTCAAGGGCTGACTATGAAAAATATGGTTGGTTATTTGGTAGGTAAAACTATTTATATTAAACTCAGATAGTTTAAGTTTAGGACAATGGAAAATAGAAATTTTACGGTTTGGCAACGATTAAGTAGAGCTTTGGGCCCTGACGCTTTGTTGAATCAAGATTTTCCTGTCTATAAGTTAGATAAGAAAGAACTTCTTAGAACAACTGACAAGGCAGAATATGAAAGAGAAAAACTTCAAGCCAAACAATCGTTTTATTTAGCCAATCAGTTTGCTAAGGTTGAGAATAATCTTTATACTCAAGCAATTTATTATGAGCCAAACAGATTAGCGTCCTACTACGATTACGAATCTATGGAGTATTGTATTCATGGTGATACTAAAATAGCAACACCTGATGGATTTATTACCATTAAAGAGCTCGCAGATAAAGGGCCAAACTACGAATTTATAACATACTCTTATGACCACAATTTAAAAAAGGTTGTGCCAGCAAAAGCAAGAAATGCTCACTACACAAGGGATGAAATGACATATAAAGTCACCTTTGATGATGGTTCATTTATAATTGCAACATGGGAACATCAATTAATGAAACGGGATGGTTCTTTTGAAAGAGTAATGAATTTACAAAAAGGAGATTCTATGATGCCCTTTTATCGTAAATCTTTTTTCAATAATGAAAAGTATAATTGGATTTATACTTGTAATTCTAGTGAAGGCCATAATGGCTGGATTTCCGAACATAATTTAATTGCACAGTGGTTTTACGACATTTCGATAGAAAAAGACGAAGAAGTTCATCATATTGATTTTGATGGTAAGAATAATCAACCAGAAAATCTTCAAATAATGAAAATTTCTGAACATAGGGCTTATCACGCAAAATTTAACAACGAAAAACTATGGTCCAATCCTAAGTTTAGGGAAAAAATGTCTGAGGTTGCAAAAAGAAAGGGTAAAATGTCTTGGGATGGTAAGCGTTCTGGTGTAAACAATCCATCGTATTTCACAATTGGTTTTGACAATATTATTGAAGCAGCTAGAGGTGAAAAAACTCTCAAAAAAACAGCAACAAAATTAAATGTTTCATATAGGAAAATACAAAGAGAGGTTGTTAATTCAGGATATTCTGATTGGCAAACATTTTTAGAAGCTTATGGTATCGAAAAGTCAAAATATTCCACAGCAAAATCAAAAGGTGATGTAATCAATTTAAATCACAAAATTGAATCTATTGAACCTTTTGGCATTATTCCTGTGTACGACTTAACAGTTCCTGGCTATAAGAATTTTGCCACAGACACTATTTTTTCACACAACACTCCAGAAATTTCTGCTGCGTTGGACATTTATGCCGAGGAATCTACTACACCCAATGAGGATGGTTTAATTCTTCAGGTTTATTCAGAGTCAAAAAGAATTAAGTCAGTATTAGTTGATTTATTCAATAACGCACTAGACATTAATACTAACCTTGCAATGTGGACAAGAAACACCTGTAAATATGGTGATAATTTTGTTTACATGAGATTAGACCCTGAAAAAGGTGTTATAGGTTGCCAGCAGTTGCCCAATATAGAAATCGAAAGATTTGAACAAGGGCTCGCAACTAGAAATTCATCAATCGGTGTCCCTCAAAATACGGATGACAAAGGATTGAGATTTACTTGGAAACCCCAAAACATGGAATTCCAACCATGGGAAATCGCACATTTTAGATTGCTTGGGGACGATAGAAAACTTCCTTATGGTACTTCTATGCTTGAAAAATCAAGAAGAATTTGGAAACAATTGTTGCTATCTGAGGATGCCATGTTAATTTATCGTACATCTCGTGCGCCAGAAAGAAGAATTTTTAAGGTTTATGTTGGAAACATGAATGATGATGATGTTGAAGCTTATGTACAACGTGTTGCCAACAAATTCAAAAGAGAACAAATTGTCGATTCGAAAACAGGTAATGTTGATATGCGATTCAATCAGATGGCTGTTGACCAGGATTATTTTATACCTGTAAGAGACCCAGCGCAACCTAGTCCTATTGATACTTTACCCGGTGCCCAAAATCTTTCTGAAATTGCGGACATTGAATATATCCAGAAAAAACTGGTAACCGCTCTACGTATTCCGAAGGCGTTTCTGGGATTTGAAGAAGTTGTTGGTGATGGTAAAAGTTTAGCTTTACAGGATATTCGTTTTGCCCGTACTATTAATCGAATTCAAAAATCGATGATTCAAGAATTAAATAAAATTGCCATAGTGCATTTATTTATTTTAGGATTCGAAGAAGAAATTTCTAATTTTACTTTGGGGCTCACAAACCCTTCGACACAGGCAGATTTGCTTAAAGTTGATATATGGAAGGAAAAGGTATTGCTTTATCGTGATTTGGTTTCTGACCCAGGAAATGGCATTCAACCAGCATCTTCTACATGGGCTAAAAAACACATTTTTAATTGGTCTGATGACGAAATTAAGACTGACCTCCTACAGCAAAGAATGGAAAGGGCAATTGGTGAAGAACTTAAAAATACCCCAACAGTAATTTCTAAAACTGGTATATTTGACCAGATTGATGCTTTATACGGCAACAAACCTGGAGAGGGAGCTCCAGCTGCTCCTCCAGGAGAAACTTCTGAACCTGCAGCTGCTTCATTAGGTGGGGGTGGGGGAAGTATTCCTGACTTAGGTGGTGCTTTAGGCGGAGAAGATTTTGGTGGTGGGGATACTGGTGGTATACCTGGAGTTCCCGAAACACCTGAGACACCAGCTCCCGAAGAAGCTGAAATAACCCCAGAATCAATAAGGGGTAAAGATTTAAATTTATTGATTGAATCTAATTTATATGGTAAAAAATATTTAAATTTAGGTGTTGGTCAGCAAAGTTTAGGTAAATTAAATGATGAATTAGATAAGTTATTAAATTCGTAATATTTATAAGAGATTAATTACGACCTCATGACTTTCGGACAAATTAAATCTATTATAGAAAAAAACCTAGTAGAGTCCTACAAGGACACCTCAACTTTCAAGCAAACATTGAAAGAATTTAGACATAATGTTTTATCAAACAAATCTTTTTCAAAAATATATTCAATTTACGATGACTTATCCAAACCACAAGGGTTGTCTGAAAATGATGCAAAAGAGTTTTTTGAAGAAGCGCTAAATGTTGTAAGACACTTATTGGAAATAACTCAGTTACCTAAAAATGGTGAAAAGGTTCATAATTTATATGAAAATATTGATAACTTAGTTTACTTTAATAAAGTAGATATTAGAGAACGATTGATTTCAAAAAAAGAGATTATAAGTAAGTTAATGGAATCAATAAAAAAACCTATTGATTCTCCTAAAATTCCTTTAAAGTCCATGGTTTCGATTGCTAATCAAACATTATCAAAATACATAGAAAATTTGGATGAAAATTCTAGAAAAGAAATTTTCCATATCATTGCATCCAATAATGTTGATTTGGAAACAGAATTTAACACTCTTAAAGAGTCTGCTATGAACAAATTACAACTTCTTTCAGAAAAAGAAGGTGATGAAGAACTTAAAGGAAAAATTTCCGAAACAATCGGAAAAATTGGTAATGAAAAGTACAGTCAAATTAGTTATGTCAAACTAAAGAATTTGGAAAAATCTATTCTACTTGATTCCTAATTTGTTGAACATAGACCGCTTTGGTTATCTTGTTTCTTTTTAATACAGATTTTTTTACAAATTCTTTTTTGGCGTTTAACAACTGATTTTGTCTAGTTTTAATAACTTTTGACTTCAGTATCTTAAGCGCTTTTTCGATATTCTTATCTACTTCAACTATTAACATATTCTAGAAATATTTGGAATTGTTAAAAAGTTTCTTATTCTTTGAATATAAATAATCTATTTTCAACTTTAATATTAATGAAGAAAGGTAAGACGGTAAAATTAAATCAATATGAATCTTTAAAAACATCATTTGGTACCGTGGATTCTAAAAACCTAAAGTCGATGTACATAAACATCCAAACGTGGGTTTGTCCAAAGAAAGAAAGCGAAAATTGGCAACGAGTTGTTGCAAATTTGTCTCGAGACATAAAACATTCAGTTTATAACAGTATTAATCGAGAAATATTTTCAGAAAAATTTATAGTTGACTTAGACCTGAGAACTAGTGGTATTCAACTTAATAAAAAATCATTTATGAATCTTGAAATTAATCTTTATACTAAAATAGAATTGGATTTCAAAGGGTCGCAACTAAAAGAGCTAATTCGTAAAATTATCAAAGAAATTTACAAGGATTGTATTATAAGAAATGAATATTTTACGTTTAGTTCCAGTAAAGAAAAACTAAAAATAAAAACTACGCTATAATAGAATATTTATCTTTAAAAGATATAATGAAAGATTTACCAGTTTTGGGTCCTAAAGATAGTGGCAGAGGCATTCTAGTAGAAATGGATGCTGGATACGTATCACCAAGAGACCCTTTGAATGAAGCCATTCTCAGGGAAACCAAAGAAATTGACTATAGAAATCCATTTGAATTTTTTGCTGTACTACAGAAATACGGTGTTCCAAACAGAAACGGTAGAGTGTATCCGGAAAAAATTTTAAAAAGAGAAGCTGAAAGGTATAAAACAGCTATTAAAAAAGGATTATCAACTTCAGAGTTGAACCATCCAGAATCTTCTTTAATTGATTTGGACCGAGTTTCACATATAATTACCGACGTTTGGTGGGATGGAAATATTTTAATGGGTAAATTAAAATTGTTAACATCACCAGGATTTCATGAAAGTGGTATAGTTTCTACTAAGGGTGATATCGCGGCTAATTTAATGCGTCAGGGAGTGACTATGGGTGTGTCGTCGAGAGGTGTTGGTTCGCTAGCAAAAAAAGGTGACCAAAATGAAGTTCAAGAAGATTTTGAATTGATTTGCTTTGACTTAGTTTCCTCACCATCAACTCCAGGTGCATACCTTTTTGGTAGTCCTGAGGAAAGAAGTATGTATGAAGAAAATCTAGAAGAAGAAAAAAAACAAAAAATTTCTGACTCTGGAATGGGTAAGTCAGTTGATTTAATGAAAAAATTAACCGATTATTTGAATCGTTAATTTATTTATTATGGAAGAAAAATTCTTTATTGCAAAAATCGTTTATGATTTGCCGGATGAAAACTCTGGACGTGTTAAAAAAATCAGAGAAGAAAAACTCGTTAATGGGTTTTCGGTGACTGATGTCGAAGCTAAAGTAACTAAAAAATACACTGGTTTCCAACACGATTGGCGAATTATCTCGGTAGTGGAAAGTAAAATTGATGAAGTGATTGATTGATTTTTAAAGGTGGGGTAACCCACCTTTTTTTATTTCCGTTCGTACCTTTTTTAATAAAAAGGGGTACAAACGGATTTTTTTATTTTATTAACTATTTATTAGGAAAACAATTTACATGCAAGAAACTAAAAATTTAGTTGAAGAGGCACTCATTCAAATGAAAAATGTTGAGGAGGTAATTGCCGAAAACGCAAAAGGAATACTTGCTTCTACTATGAAGGAAGAAATCAGTCAATTAGTAAAGGAATCTCTATCTGAACAAGCTGATGATGATGAGGTTAAGCTCGATGCAGAAGTCGGAATGGAATTAGACATGGATGACGATGCTGAGGGTATGGAAGATTCTGAGGAATTGGATATGTCTGTATTGGATATGGGTGACATGGACGATATGGACGATATGGATACTATGGACTTCGAAGATTCAGAAGAAACTATCGATATGACCGGTGAAAAAGATTTTGATAAAATTGTCAAAGCTTTTAAAGCAATGGGCTCAGAAGATGGAATTATTGTTGTGAAAGACAATGATGAAATTCATCTATCCGATGAAAATGAAGACGTTGAGTATATTGTAAAACTTGATGAGTCCGAAATGGATGAAGAAAGTGATATGATGGAATACGATACTGAAGGTATGGAAGATGAAATGGATTTTTCTGAATTAGACATGCAAGAAGATACAGATTTAGACGCAATGATAGAAGCTTTGTATTCTGGAAAGAAAAAAGAATCTGATGCGGATGAAATTATGTATGAAATCGAAATGGATGAGGAAGACATGGATGAGGAACTAGATGAAATGATGGATTATAGTGACTACTCAGAGGATTACGACCTTACCGAAGCTAAAATGACTGTAAAACCAAAAGGCGTTGGAATGGGTAACCCTAAGTTTAAGTACGATAGTACTTTACCTAAGAAAGGGTTTGATGACCACAAAAAGGCTGGACCTAAAGCTATGGGAACTGGTAAAGCAAAATTTGAGTTCAAAGAGGGTGAAATGGAAGAAGATTCTAAGAAACGCGAATACAGACGTAAGAAAGTAGATGGTGTTGAAAAGAAAGCTGGTGAGGGTAAAGATGGACACTTTAAAGACTACGAAGGAAAAGTTGGTGGTAACAAAGGTGATAAATCTAAGACCCATCCTGGTAAAAAAGACTATGAAACCAAGGAAGAAACAAAAGAAGCTGCTAGAACGTATGGTATGGGTTCTAAAGAAGGTAGAGGATTAAGAAAAGGTATTACTAACAATAGAAATTATGTTTATAGTAATAATGGTGTTAAAGTTGAATCCGTTGAATCTGAGTTGAAAATGCTTAGAGAGAAAAACGAAGAATACAGAAAAGCATTAAATGTTTTCAGAGAAAAACTTAATGAAGTTGCTGTATTCAATTCAAATTTAGCATATGCTACAAGATTGTTCACAGAACACTCCACTACCAAAAAAGAAAAAATAAATATTTTGAGAAGATTTGATTCTGTAGAAAATTTAAAAGAATCAAAACAACTCTACAAGACCGTTAAGGACGAACTCTCAACAGTGGATACTAGAAATATTTCTGAAAGTGTTGAGAGACAGTTGAACACAACAAAAACTTCTGGTTCAGCTGCTAATCTTATCGAGTCAAAGACATATGAAAATCCACAATTTTTAAGAATTAAAGATTTGATGTCTAAATTGTAAAAAACAAATAAAATACTAAAAAAAAACAAAAAAATGGGAGCATTATTAGAAAGTGGTCTTGTTGGTAACATCGGTCTTAAGCACCTTAAAGTTATCAAAGAAGATACAATCAACAAATGGGACAAGTTAGGTTTCCTTGAAGGACTTAACGGACACCTTAAAGAAAATATCGCGCAGTTGTATGAAAACCAAGCGTCACATTTGATAAACGAAGCATCGTCTACAGCAGACTCAGGTTCATTTGAAACCGTTGTTTTCCCAATTGTACGTAGAGTATTCTCTAAGCTTTTGGCTAACGACATCGTTTCTGTACAAGCAATGAACCTTCCTATTGGTAAGTTGTTCTATTTCGTACCTAATATTCAAAGTTACACAGGAGCAAACGACAACGAGCACTGGGCGCCTTACGGAGCACCAAACGCAGCTGCTGGTCAAACTCCAAACAGTGGTTACGACTACAATAATACTAAAGACCTTTACGATAGATTCTACGAGGGTAACGAACCAGCTTTGGACCCACCAGGTCTTTACGACTACTCTAAAGGTTCGTTCTCAGCAATCAGTGCTAACGTAACAACTGTTGCTTGGACTGGTGATTCTCTAATCACTTCAGCATATGGTTTGGATAACTATAGAAAAGTTCTTATCGTTATGTCTGGTTTTGCAAATGCGGGAGCAGGTCAATTGATTGGACCAAACGGTCAACCAATGGATACCGAAGAATTCCTAACAGACCTTCAAGTTCGTGGTTCTTCACTTAACCAGTACACTTCTGGAAACACCGGGAACAACTACTTGTTCAGAGTTGTTACTCAAAGATACGGTAAGGGTATTGTTGAATACGGACGAGACACTTCGTTAGTATTCCCTAACAGCTTGACTGATGGTGGTACATACTACAACGTATGTGACGCTAACGGATTTATTTACTTAGAAGTTGACTTACAAGTTCCCGTATGTATCTCATGTGGTGATTCTTCACTTGATGGATACACTGGTTCAACATTCGCATCAACAATCGCAGTTAATAACCAAGCATTTACTGCAACTTACAGAATCTACAAGAATCTTGAATTCGAAGATAAAATTGGTGAAGTTTCTTTCGACCTGCAGTCTGTGACTGTTTCGGTTACTGAAAGAAAACTTAGAGCTCAATGGTCTCCAGAAATGGCACAAGACGTTGCAGCATTCCACAACATCGACGCTGAAGCTGAATTGACAGCTTTGTTGTCTGAGCAAGTGGCTGCTGAAATTGACCGCGAAATCTTGAGAGACTTGAGAAAAGCAGCATCTTGGAACCTTCGTTGGGACTACAACGGATGGAAGAGATTTAACGCTGGTACAACTCCTTATACTCAGAAGGACTGGAACCAAACTCTTATCACTGCAATCAACCAAATCTCAGCTCAAATCCACAAATCAACTTTGAGAGGTGGAGCAAACTGGATTGTAGTATCTTCTGAGGTATCTGCTATCTTCGACGACTTGGAGTACTTCCACGTGTCTAACGCAGCTCCTGAGCAAGACCAATACAACATGGGTATTGAAAGAGTTGGAACATTGGCTGGTAGATATCAAGTTTACCGTGACCCTTACTTCCCTGCAAACCAAGTATTGTTGGGACACAAAGGTACATCGTTGCTTGACACTGGTTACATCTACGCACCATACGTACCATTGCAACTTACTCCAACAATGTACAACCCATTCAACTTTACACCTATCAAGGGTATCATGACTAGATACGCTAAGAAGGTTGTAAACAACCGTTTCTACGGTCGTATCACAGTTGATGGTGTTAGAACGTTCGACTTGAGAGAATTGAGATAATATCTCAAAGCACAAAAAGAAAGGGGACTTCGGTCCCCTTTTTTTATTTCCTATACCTTGGATTACAAAACTTGGAATCATTTCCAAAATACAAACACCTTAAGACACCAACTTCAGTTCTTACATTTTCTAGTTCGTCACCATAATAGGGCTTGTGACCTTTTCTCACGGCTTGTGTTAACATTAATTCACCTTCAACAATCCTTTTACTTATTTCGGATAAATCCACGCTTAAATTTGATTATTTTCCTTTTTATTATTTAAACGTAAAGCTTTTGATAAAATCTCAGATTCACTTAAACTAAATATCCCAGAATTATAAGCTTTTTCCAATGCAATCTGAATTATGAAAGTTGACTGTTCATTATTAAGGTCCTCAATAAGTTTTTCGAAATCTTCTGAATTTTGAATGTTAATTCTGTCAAACAATGGGAATGGTACAAACTCTTGCATAAAAAAATAATATTTATAGAATAATAATATTATGAACAAAAAAATCAACGAAGGAACAACATCTTCAAGTGATGGTGCATATAAGGGAAAATTAAATATTACTCCAAGAATTTGGACTACAGAACAACTTCGCCCTTTTACTGAAAAAGTTTCAAAATATTTAAATAATGAAACAGCCTTTGATTCTTATGATGGTGAAATAAAAAAAAATAAGGACCAAATTTCTAATGATGAAAAAAAAGTTAAATTAAACAATAATAAAGTTGAAAAGATGAGAAAAAAAATTTTCAAAGAAGATATATTAAAAGAAGATTTGGCCGTTTGGTTTGGAACTAAAAAAAAACCTAAAGGAAGTAAGCAACCTAAAGGTCCTTGGGTAAATATTTGTCGTAAAAAAGAAGGTGGAGGTCACCCACCTTGTGGTAGACCTGAAGCAGATTCTAAAGGATATCCAAAATGTAGAGCCGCAGGTGTTGCCGGTAAAATGACTGATGCTCAAAAGAAATCAGCTTGTGCTCAAAAAAGAGCTGCCGAAAAAAAGAATCCCAAGGTAGGTAAGGGTAACAAACCTACCATGGTATCTTACAAGCCCAAAAAGAAAAATGAGAGTTTACGAGATTTAATCTCAAAAGTTCTGAGAGAATCTACCGGGCAGAATCCGGTGAAATAGTTGTAGTGTCTTTGATAATAGCTACTGATTGAGAATCACTTATTGGTTTGCTTTTTAATTCTACTGGTTTTGCAACAACTTTTTTTGTAACTTCAACTTTAGGTTGTAATTTTTCTATAGTTACCTGATTGTTGTGATTGTCATCCTTTATCACATAAGCCGAACTGTCCTTCACAAATGAACTAACTTCGGGTTGATTTTTACTGAACGTGTTTAAAATATTTTGCAAATTTATTGCGAACAAACCAATTATCATTAAAATTGAAACTATTACGCCCATTCCGGCATAAAAAAGAATATTAAAAATGTTTTTCATAAATTTTCCCTAACGATTTTTTGAAGTGATGATTTAATATTAGATGTTATTTGAAATTCAAATTCCTCTCTACGTTTTTCAACTTCATTGTCAAATAGTGAAATAATTTGATTCCATGATTTATCGTTAATGTGCACATCATAAGCGTAAACATGATTAATGATTTTTACTCTATGTGAGTCCAAAATAATAAAAATTTCATTTTTTTCACTTCTAATATAGCGTTTACCACTAATTGGTGTAAGAAGCATAATTGAATCTGGCTGATTAATAAACTTCTTACATACGGCAATACAGTCACGTTCGTATACGGACTTTTCTTGTTCGGTGCTGGCGTACCGAAAAAGGTGAATCATCTGTTTCTGAACGAAACGACGAAAAGTGTGGTTTAGATTTTTCATTACCTTCATCTTTGATTACAAAGGTAGAACAAATTTTTCAATCTAGCAATATGCTCCTGAACATTTTTTCTGGCCATCAAGACCAGGTTGGGTTCCTTGACAAACTTGCACGGCATAACCATTTGCAAAAGCAGAAGGGTAAACTTTATACTTAGCTTTTGCAGCCGCTTTGCCTCTAGCGCAAAGTTCTGTACCTGTTTTCTTTTTACCCTCCACTACAGTGATATCACTCATCATCATACCCTCATCACTTTCTTGATTAATTTCATTCATCATGAAATCAAATACCTGGTCTAAATTTTCTTTAGCAACGGTAATATGGTCATCAGCCCAATCATGTCCATCCTCTAAAATAGAATGGATTTGGTCATGGTCTAAATTTAAAAGTAACTCTGCTTGTCTTTTAATTTGTTCAAGATTACTAAAAAACATATAACGATTATGTTCGTGTTCAGCTTCCTGTAAAGCTCTACGAATAATGTTTTTCAAATTTGTTTCCGACATTTTAATTACTTTTTTCATTTTTTGTTAACGATTTGAAATCTTAGGGTATCTTTATAAATATCTTTCTCACCACTTGTGTTTACCCTAATATCAACATAGTATTCATTGGGGATTTTGTCTCTCATATCAAACATAAAATAATACTCATTTGGAGTTCGATTTACTGATGTCCAATCTTGAACTTGAACTTCAGTTGTCCCTTCGGTCACATATATTCTATAATAAACATCAACATTTTCTAACTGATGTTGTGAGGTCCACTCTTTTTTTACAACAACACCTACTTTACGAATTTCAGTATTAAGGATTTTTTCATTTTGAAGAATCCCATAAAAGCTGAATCCATATTTGCTTGGTTCCTTAGACAGACTACCAATTTGGATTCCGGCAGAATAATTCTGTAGAACAAACTGATTAGTTACATTTGGCAGAGACTGTCCATTTACGGTTAACCCAGTCCAAACATCGTAGAATAAACAGGGAACTGGTTGAGTGGTAAATATATTTGGTACAGTAACCTCATATACCCCCCTTGTAACTTGGCACGTCGTTAATCCCGAACCACCAGGAACGACATCACCATTCTGGTCTTCAATGTTTACCCCAGGTAAATTATCTAGATTGACAAAATCCCCATTTTGATAAACATAGAGGTAGAGTTTGTTTGTTTGGTTTTTTAAGAAAAGATTTCTATCGTCCTGAATTAGGTCGTTATAATCTGTGAGTAGATACGGCTGATAAAATGTCTGAGTATACTTGCCAAAAAAGCCAACAGAATATGAATCAGTCAAACCGCTTAGGTTTTCGATATCTGGCTTATAGGCAATCCCCCACCCTGTAACACCGGTAATACTTCCATCAAGTATTCCGTTTATTTCGCTTGTCAGGTCAAATTGGATATCTTCATTACCCAGTTCAAAGTGTTGTTCATCAACAATTGTAATGGATGAGTAGTTCAATCCAGTTAAACCTGTTAAGGTGTTTTTATTGTCGTATATGCCCGGTTGTGACCAATTTGATACGGTTGTGGTCTGATACCAGTTTGAAGGGCGTAGTGAAAAATTTTTGTCGTTGTATTGTTCAAGTACTGATAAAGACCCCGAAACTCCATTG